ACAGAGGAAACAAAAAACGGATTTGTTATAATCATACTCTTACCCCCACCAGCATAATCTTCAACCCCTTAGCTGTACCATCGCCAACTTGATCTATATCAATCGTGATCTCTGCGTCATCTGCTAAAGATGTATCACTAATAACTGCGGCTGTAGCTGCTGTAGTGCTAGTTTTCTCTGTGTTATCAATCGTCAATTTAGTGCTAAGGATAGATGTGCCGCTATCGTTAATATCTACAGTGAAAATACTTCCGCTTGCTTGTGCTGTAGAAAGGCTTGCTCTTACTGCGCTCACTGTGAAAGCATAAGGCATACGGAATGTAACCTTTCCCGCACCTGTTGTTAATGCTGTACTTTCATCACTAGCTGCCAATACTAAATACTCTGTCTTAGCTTGCGCGATTGTTCCGTAAGTGGAAGCTGCTGTAGATGTAGTTAGGTATGTACTAGCGGCTGTGGCAGACGTTAAGTACGCTGATAAATCAACTAACAAAACATAAGAGCCACCTTCAAATTTATAGTGTAGGTTGGTATCTTCATCATATACAACGCAACCTTCTGGTACGGTATAAAACACCCAAGCACCAGCTACTCTTGCAGCAAGCTTGTTATCTTGCCCTGCGAAAGCACCACTACCTGTTGTTACAATATAACGTGTGCCATTTGTTGTGGTGACAGGTGTAGCTACAAAATCTAAAACATTAATATGTAGCATTGCCCCAATCTTGACAAGGTTGGCATCCATCCCTGTATTCCAGTTATCTTCACCTAATGCCCACCCATAGCTTAAACCACTAATCGGGTCTGTTAATGCTGTCATGCTTCTCTCCTTATTTATGCTTTTCCGTAGGAGTAGCCGTAGCTATGTCCATACCCTGATGTAATGTTCTCTATCTCATACGATACACAAATTGGTAATGGTATGATGCTGCCTATGCTACTTAAACCACGCAAGAAATACTCCTGCAAGTCTGTGAGTGCTGCGTAGTGAATAATCTTTAAATGGGCATTACCCATTTCTTCTATACTGCTATCACTTCTTCCTACGATATAATTAACAGCGTCAATTACGCCTTGAGGGGTGGTATTTGAAATGTTAGCAACAATCCTAGCCTTAATGATAAAGCGGTATGTATCGTCATCCACTTCAAACGAAGCCCCTTCGCTGTCAGAGATGGATTTCCATGTCCCACCTAAAGCCGCATCGTATAAACTGCCAAATGTTTGTGCCTCAGAAGCACCATCAAAACCAAAGAAAGGGAATAACGAGAAGTCAACTAACACTCTTGGTTGACCGACAATCGCCCCAATCATATCTAGCTGACTACCTACCGCAGTCTCTAAACTTCTAAGACCTATTAAGTCTTGAAGCATATCTTGTATTTCAGTAATCTCTGTGATAAATATGTTGATGTGAGCATCGAAGATTGGCTTGTTTTTAAACTGCTGTGTGTATCTACTTCTTGCTTGTGTGAGGTAATCTACTTCTACAATGCTAGACATAACCCCTCCTTATACAAATGATACCAAGATATTAGAAGCTGATATGTTGACAATCTCGTTATAATCAACTGATATGTTGCTTGTACCAACAGGCGAAGCACTTGTACCAATCGTCATTCCACTGACGTAGAAACCGCCTGTTGCACTGTTGATTGGTGTGTACAATCTGCTGTATAAAACATCTTCGCCAATGCCAAGTGTACTTAAATAATCAACTAAAGCTGTGCGGATTAAATCTTCACCGTCTGTAGGGAATGTGCTATCTACAGAGATTGTTAATGAGATGTAGATTGGTAAATCTGTTGGCCTATCAAATGAAATATCGTGTAATATTCCTTGACTGTCAGCCACACCCGTTGTAACTGTACCGTAGCTTAAAATACCTGCTGGTTTGTTATCCCAAATAGCTTGAGCAATCTCTGTAGTGATACCACCCAACACAATTGGGTAGAAGCTGTGTGCAGGAACAGGTGGTGATACAAAAGCTGTATCTGTTTCGTTTTCATAAATAACAATCTGTTTAACACCATCGAGTTTTAGCACAGAGGCGTAAATGGCTTCATAAGTGTTGCTACCATCTTGAAATTTAGCTTGTAAGAAACGTAAACGTAGTTCAGCATCAGTTTCAACTACTTTACCTACAATAGCAGCAAATGGGTTAGTCACAGTATCCCAACCAACAAGAGGTGATTGAATTGTTTCAATAGTGTTAGCATCTTGTAGATTAACACCTGTCTCTGTGCAAGTGGCTAAAGTTTGTTTCTTTGCTTTGTTGATCGTGAATTGAGAGGCTACAAAGTCACAAGCATAATCTTGATTTGTTACTTGTACTTGTAAATCCGCACCAACTAATGTTGCTTCGATGTAAGTGGAATGTGAGGCGTTAACAACACCCATCAATCCGTTGACAATACTAGAAGTAGTAGCACTAACACCGCTAGTATAAGTAACAGTAACGGGATTAAGATTTGAACCAAGAACTTTATAGGTGAAAGAATAAACCGTACTGTCGGCCACAACCGTAGGTGTGATTTGGATTGCAGTTGCACCTGTTTCATTTAGAACTACATCCTCCTGAAACTCAAACACTTTATTTGTATTAGCACTACGAACATAACTCCCTGTTGGAATTGTTACGCCATAAGTACCTTTGCTCACTAGCAATGCTTGAGAAGCTGTAGCAGTATTACGAATAACACCACCTAATGCACACAGCTCTTCTAACGAAACACCTGTAGCTTGGTTAATATCAAACGAGCTATACACTTGCTGACTAACTTCCCAAAGCTCTGCTAATGGTTCAGCGATAATTTTAATCCATCTGCCAAGTACACTATTGTCTGTTGTATCTAGTACATCACCACTTGTTAAGAAGCCACTAAACTCTGTATTAGCACTTGCTTTAAGAGAGGAAATAATATCTGTTAATCGTTTAACACTAAACCCTGTCGTGCTTAATCCTGCCATATCCCTCTCCTTGTTTTACACACCAATTGTTGCAGTCAGAGTGGAATAGAAACCATCAACGGTTCTCACTGTAAACTGAATAGTAATCTTTCTTGTTGTCTTATCAATCACACTACTATATGCTGTAATCTGCAACACTTCTTGTTCTTGTAATATCTCTGCTTGAATGATTGCATCAACAGCAGCTTTAGACCTGTTCTTACCAGCAATTTGATTGAAGTAATCAATACCAATAGTGCCATCCAAGAACCACTCACCTTTGAATGTTTGCAATCTAATCTTTAAGCGTTGAGCTAAGTTTTCAGATGTTGTTGTAGTGAATACAGGTGTTGTAATTGTGGCTGTTGTTGAGAGAAGGACATCCCCTGTCTCACTGTTTAGTTTGATGTCCATTACTATTTATAGCCTCTCTTAACTTGTTGATATGTTCAATCCGTTATATGTAGCTGAACCTGTCAATGTTGTAGTTGTTGTGCTTACTAACGCACCGTTGAATGTAGAGATGCCTGTGAATACAGAAGCTCCTGTAAAGGCACTTGCACCAACAACAGCAAACGTACCACCGACACTTAGATTACCTGTAATGGCTACACTAGGACAGGTGAGGGTTAATAATGGGCTAACCACTTCGACTTGCAATGCTGACGTTAGTACAATCTTACCTGTAGGCTTCAACCTCACTTCACACTCTGTTGGCAAGCCAATATTATGTGTCATCACCATGTCATCAACACTGTGCGTTAAAGTGCGCTTTACAGGGTCGTTGATTGATTTTGAGAATGGATTTACACACGGGATAGCAATAGCATCTCTTTTATCAAAGCTACGCATATCAATTGGGTCATGTGCTGATGTAGCCCCACTCTTAAACACATCTAACCCTTTCTGACTAAATACAAGGAGAATATTATCCCCTTGATTGATTGGAAATGTTAAGGCTGAGGTTGAGGAACTAGGGAACTGAACGGGGACAGAAAGGATAGTGGGGTATTCAACAACCGTACTATCCTTATATTCGTGGTTTACAATTGGTTTTACATCTATTCGGCATTGCTCAAGCTTGCTAGTATTAAGCACTTCTGCCACCA